CATATTTGTCGCGAAGGCTTGTGAGCGTGGAAGCCGGCAATCCATAGAAGCTGCGATTAAGTGCCATTGTTTTGTCAGTTATGTCAAAATCGAAACGCCGAATCGCTTCTCGGCCTGCACGCAACAAGCCTTGAGCGCATCGACCTTCTCATCATAATCGAGGAAATCATACACCGTCCACACGCAGCCCGTGAATTCCGGGTGGCGAATCTCCCATGTCGGCATCGCGTTGATTCCTGTGCCGAAGGTTCCTTTTTGAACGGAGCACCCGGCTCGCTCAATAAGCGTTTTGATTTGGTCTATTGTCATAATTCTCCTGTCGGCAGCACGCCGGCAAGCATCGCCGCGGCAAGCGCGATGCACTCGCAGTCCCAAAGGTGGTTTGCCTTGCCGCCGATACGAACCCAGCGTTGCTCAACTTGTTTGGTCTTCGCGTTAATCACATCCTTCTTTATTTCAGCGAGCATGTGTTTGCGATAATCGTCGCTCACATCGCGCGGCACTTCCCATGCCGGAACTGCCTGCGGCTGGCGCAGGGCGGCAAGTTTGTCTTTAACGCCTTCGTTTGAGAAAAAGAAGTAAGCGGCCTTCAGCCCGTGCGAGCCGGCTTGCGCGGCTTCGATGCGAGAAACGAATCGCCGCACACGCTTCTCTTGTTGCTGGTGCCAGAAGCCATCCTGGCCGCTGCCGTGCGAAGCCGTCCAACCGCGGCGCGCGCACGATTCGTAAACGAGCGGAGTGTCGTAGCCGGCATCGACCACATTGCACCGCGGTGGAACTCCGTATTGCGTTGAAATCTGGTCAAGGTTCTCCCAAGTCAGCACGCGGCCTTCGTAGAGCAGGCGGCTTGACCCGTCGGCCCGCCACGCGCGCACGATGCACCAGAAGTGATCGCGCTGCTTATCGACGGCCATGAATCTGTGAACTTCGCCATCGATCTTCTGGCCTTCCATGTAATCTGCCTTGCCGTAATCTGCCGTGGCGATTTCCGGCAAATCGCTCACGACTTCTTCGACCCATACCTGCGCCTTGCGCTTTTGGATGAATTGGCGAAGCGGATCGGTATTGCCGGCGTGTTTGGCTTCGTTGGCTTCAAGGAATTCGCGAACGAGCGCGAACCAAGGCACCCACCAGACAGCATACGCGGGGATTTCAAACGAGCGCACACCGCGCACCGGGTGCGGGTTCAGGGCCCGGTAGCTTGCGCGGGTGGAGAGCATTCGCCGTTCGGCGGCGGTGTCCTTGTATTGCGCGCCGCACTTCTCACATTTCATTCGAATGGAATCCTGCAAGCGATCCCAAAGCCACACGCCCTTCTCGTCTTTTGCGTCATTGTCCCAGGTTATGGAATCGAAAAGGTAGCGTTGCCACTCGTTACAGTTGTTACAACACCAGCCATAAACTTCCCGCGTGCCGCTGTTCCATTCTTCTTCGGCTTCGTGGTCGCTGTCCCAGCCCTGCGAAACAAGAATCGTCTTGCGGTTCCAGCGGTCGTGGTGCCGGGCCTTGAGTTCCTTGATCATGCCGTTTTTCCAGCGCCACACTTCGTCGCCGATGCAATAGCGCATCGATTTTTCTTGAAGGTTCGTCATGTTTGCGCCGCCGGCAAATAGCGACATATGTGGGAAAAGGATGGTCGTTTTTCTAAGGGCGTGCCGGTCTTCAGGGAAAAGCGAGCGCACGGGGTCGCACTCGCGAAAGATCGGAAGCAAGCGCGATTCCGTCCAATCCTTGACCATGTCATCGGTCTGCCCGACAAACAGAGTCGGCCCCGGCTTCTGTGCGATGATAAAGCAAGCGAGGGTTTCCATATATGTGGTTTTCCCGGCGCCCGTGGCCGCGCGAATAAAGAGTTGCGTGGTCTCATCGTCGGTCGCGGCAAGAAGCGGCTCGTTCATCCACGGCGCCACTGTGCGGTCAAAGTGGCTTGCCCGGTCGCTTGCCGGGAACTTTACATGGCTCTCGGCCCAATCAAGCACCGTGCCGGCATAGGCAAGGCGAATGCCCTGGCGGATTCCTTCGGCGAGCGGGTTCACAATTCGTAAATCACCGATGTTGTTGGCGTCTCAAAAAGCTCCACGGCGTAAAGCTGCGGAAGTTTTGGCGCGATTTCGTGGCCAAGCCAAAAGGCGAGATTTTCCGCCGTGGTTTCAAAATCGAAACAATGGTTAAGAAATGTATGGTCGAGCTTTTGAACGATGGGTCGCACGACTCCGGCAATCTCGGCATAATCAACCACCCAATCGCGCTCGGGATTAAGCCTACCCTGACAATGCACGCGCAGCTTATAGCTATGGCCGTGAAGCCGACCGCATTGATGGCCGACCGGCACCTTAGTAAGTTGATGCGCAGCCTCAAAGGTAAAATCCTTCCAAAGTTTAAAATTTGCCTTTAGTCGTGTTTGTTTGTTCATAGGAATTGTAATTGCGGGCGGTTGTCGCCATTTGTGCTTTGCTCAAGATATCTGCGAAGTTCGTAAAGGCGATCTGCCCCGCCCCGCATCCATCCCGTGCCATCGCACGATTCGGCGCCGGCTTCATGCGCCATCCAAAGCAATCGCTCAGAATTAACGCGCCCGACATGCACGCGCGGAAAATTGTCTGTCCATGTGCGAAGATTGTGCCATTTCCATTTTGTTGTGCCGCCAATAAAAATCATCTCAGCGTCTTTTGGAACATGGTATGGAGTCATTCCATCTTGAACTGCAAATGCCAAAGGTGTATTCGGCCTTGCTGCCCTAACCTGAGGAGACCACTCTTGCCAAGATATTAAAGTAGCTTCAGCATCTGCAACTACATCTGGCACCACAATCCACAGTGGTTGATGTGCTGTCTTCGATTTTTCAAGCAAGTTTAAAAAATCCCTGGGATTCCATGCTCGCTTATTAATCCATGCGCCGAAGGCTCCGTTGTCTAATGCATACGGCATCCATGCCGGCGGCTTGCGCCAACCCTCCGGTGAAATCAGCCAACCAATGCGGCCATGGAATTTCCCGGCAAGGTATCCGATCTCGATGCCAGAGTTGTTTGATGGCATTACGATCATTTCATTCCAAACGCGTTAAGCAGATCGTTGATACTCGCCGAATGTGGCGAGTTGACCGGCCCGGGTTCGGGTAATTCTTCTTCGCCGTCGAAATATGCCGTGTCCCAAGTTTTATCGAAAAACCGCCGCAATCCTGCGGCGGTAAGGCATATCTTTTCGCCGCAAAATGACGGGTTCTTCTCCAAGTAGATTTGCCACAGTCGTTCTTTGGTCATTGTGTGATTTGCTTTTTTCTAAACATTCCAAGAAATGGGCAATAAATCTTTTTGTTCGCGATAGTGATCAACCAAGCTGCGCGCCTCGTCACGCTCGAGAAGGGCGGCGGCTAATTTTTGCCGAAGTTCAACGGCAGCATTGATTTCTTCTGTTCCATATTCTTTGATGTCTTCTAAATGTCGCCGCGCCTCGTCGCGCTCGCGCTCCAGTTTGCGGGCAAAGTCGGCGGGGACGGCGGCGCAGCTGAAGAAGCCGATGATGTCGGTGGCCTTGGCATCTGTTTCGGGTGTGTCTGTTTTCATTTTATTCCCTTATGGTAAAATCAAGCGTGGTTTTAGGTAGGGTCCGTGTGATTGTGCGCGATCGGGATTAAACCTTCTCCAGTTCCTCTCTAATTTCGGCAAGGATGCCTTGGGTTCGTTCATGCAGTTTCTTGCGCAAGGTCGCTTCGTCCAAGCCGGCAAGGGCGCCAGAGGCGTCATTGACCAGGGCGGCGAGCTTGGCCGAGAAGATGGCGCCGATGCGGATGCCGGATTCACGCACAGCACCAATCGCCACATATTCGCCCTTGCTGATTGCGTTTGTAAGTTCGATGCGCTCACATTCAAGAAGAATCTTGCGGATCCGGGCGGTGTTAAGCGATTCGGGGGCGTTCTCTCCACGGCCTTGTTTTTCAAGATAATCCTTGCGCCATGCTTCTGCGGCTTCAATCGAAGTCAACGGCATGCCCTGCTTGACGAGATACGAAATGTTTGGCTGCGTCATGCCCCACGCACGGGCAAGTGCCACTTGGCTTATCGGGCCTTCTTGCTGCGCTTGTTTTTCTTTTGCGAAGTCATCGGCGATCTTCGCTTCGCGGGCCGTGAGCGTTTTCCCGGCCTTTAGCTTTGCAAAGATGTTCTTGACTTCCGCATCGCGAATCTGGCGCGCGAGATCGGGAGCTTCTGGTGGCGGCGGCTTTTTAGCCATT